CAATCTAAACAAAATAAAAACACATTCGTTATCAATGAATATGATGGGACTGAAAAGGCATTCAGATCAAAACATCAGAATGTTAATTGGATTGGAAATAATCTACAGAGAAAATTGTGTGCATCTATCGTATTGTCAGAGACTACAAAATATGAGGGTGGTGATGTTGTTATGTATTTTGGAACATCTACAGAAATGCCAAAACCAATGGAGCTGAGAACACAAGGTATTCTCTACATCTATCCAGCATTTAGATATACTGAGATTTTTCCAGTTCTATCTGGACATAAGTACCATTTAGATATGTACTGGGAAGGTCCACACTGGAGATGATTACTCTCCGTATTCCTTCAAGTCTAGTTTAGATGGGTCGGGATAGTTATATCTATCAAAGTGATCTTTGTTTGTTTTTCCAACTGGCATAATGTTTGTAGCAACTACAATTCTATAACGACATGGTGTCGGTTGGGTTAAATGCATAGCCCAAGCAGGAAACATAACAAACGATCCAGGAATAAATGGCATTATAGCATGTGCCTGTAACATCTGTTCTTTAGATGTGTCAATAGCAGGTTCAACTGCATACTTACAAGATTCTGTGTTAAACATCACAGTGCCACTTGCGTTCCCATCAAGATCAAACAAATGAAACGCTCCACCTAAAAAACTATTTCTATGGAAATGGGGGTGGTGATAACCTTGCGCACGTTGGCGTGTTGCCCATAGACTTGTGATTGCGCATTCAGGAACATAACCCATATCCGTCATCGCTGACTTACCACATTCGTGGATGAAGTCTGTCAACTTTTGTATTTGTGGATCTTTATGAAGATTTGCTCTTGTGATTTGAAGACCATTCTTCTCACGCTCTTTCAAATACATCTCATCTTTACCAAGATACTTTACAAGATACTCTTGGTCTTGATTGAAGTCAGGGTAATGAAATCTCCAAACAGGTGTGTAAAATAATTTATGTAATTCTGATTGCATATTCAATCCAAAAAAGGGGGAACCGAAGTTCCCCCATCAAGTGCTAAGAGTAATTACTCGTTAGCAAGTTTCTGAAAGTAAGACAAGTCATCTTCGTCATCAGCAGTAGATGCCATTACCTTTGGGGTAGGTGCTGGTCTAGAAGCCAGAGTTGGCGTACTTGATACTGGACGATCTTCTTCTTCAGCCATCTGAGCAGCTGATTTAGATGGAGCAGAGTCACCACTCAAAACCATTTCTAGTTTCTTCTTCAACTCATCATAAGACTTGAAGTTCTTACGATCGAGGAATTCTGACAACTTGTATTGCTTAGAAACAATAGCAAGTTTTTCCTCATCAGTTGGAGCAATTTCTGTTTGTTCCATGAATGTAGATTGATCGTAGTTAGAGTAACCATCTACTTTACGCATACGAAGTTTGAAGTCAGCACCTTCCCACAAATCAAACACGAGAACTGGCTTCTCATCTTCAAAGGTAGGGTTGGCTTTGTCCATAATCTTATCAAAGATCTTCTTACCAAACTTGAACAATTTAACTTGTCCGTTGTTTTCTGGTTTAGCAGGATCGTTGATGATGAGTACGTTGGCAATATATGACAACTTACGTTTTTGTTTGCGAGCGATTTCTTTGTTTGCTTCAGAACCAGAATTCCACAGACGTGAATTCAGTTCACCAACAGGATCGTTTTCACCAAGAGTAGTTAAACTATTCTCGATGTACCATTTACCAGTTGGACCTTGGAAGCTGTGATTGAAGACACGTGCCCATGGGAACTCGTCACCTTCAACTCGTGGGAGGAAGCGAATCGTTGAGGTAGCATTTCCTGCTTTATCAGCAGTCAGCTTCCAGAAGCGATCGTCTTCATAAGACTTTGTACCACCTTCTGATGGCTTTGCGATTTTGTCAAACTCACCAAGAATTTTAGAAAAGTCTTTGTTGCGAGATTGGCGTAGTGTATTGATATCCATATATTTTCCTTTGTCGTATTAAAATGTATTAGTTTTGTCGTATGTCACGTTACTCATGATATACCTTTATTTAGTCACTATTATACTTGGTTTCTACTTTTTTGTCAAGTTCATTTTCTTTCGATGCCCAGAAAGGAACTTTAACAATTGGCGAATCCAAGAATCCTAATAACGAATACTCAACAGATTCTGGTTTGTCATCATCGAATAATACCTGATGGAAATACAACGGATCGTAAATCACAGCTGTGTTATATTCGAATCTTTCAAACGCATAAGTCTGCCATTCCTCATTCCCCTCAAAGTTTTTCCATGGTGTTGGATCTTCCCCTGAGTTTCCTGCATATACTGGAAAGGTTCTTTTAAAACCTTCCTCAGACATATTCTTTATATCATCATTATACCTGATGTATTCATTATTGTCAAGTTTTAATTTATAGAAACATAATCCAGATTTCGGTTCTTTGCTCAAACAGATTTGTGTTGAGATTGGGTATGGTTCGAATCTTGGATAATTGTTTCTGTTGTTGATAACCATGTCTTTGTGATACACATTTGTAGTGTAATACCAAGAAGATAGTCTAGTATCAACTTCAGTAAATTCTTTAAACAGTTGGGCATATAGTTTGGAGATTGTCGGAATCTCTAACGAACTAATCAACTGACGATAGCCTGGAGTTGATACTTCCACATCACCACCATAGGCATTATGTTTCGATAACAACTCAACAAACTTATCTGGATTCTGTAAGACATTTCTGATTACAAAATATCTTAATCCAGTTTGTTTGTCAGATACTGTTTCTACTTCAAGTTTCTTGTTAATTTCGATAGCATCGAAATGGTTACTTCTTTTTATTATGTTGAACTGGTCCAGATTCATATTCATCCTCAAAGTCAATAAATTCGTCATCCTCATATACTACGTCAATGAGTCTTTGGTTTTTGTTTTGTTTTCTATCTATATCAGCATTCCAACGCTTTCTTGGTTTGTTGCTGTTTCGTTCATCAAGAACTTTTTCTTTTCTGTAAGTATTGCCCATATCAAATATCTTGGAAGAAATCCATAAAGATTGGTTTAAGTTTGTCTTCATCAAATCGAATAAAAGGTTTTGATTTAATCAGACGACGAATCTCATCCTGAAACAAGTGTCCCATGTTTTGTTTCCAATTACTTAGATATGGATGATACTTGTCAAGGATAACTAATGTCTCAAGTGTTATACGATTACCGATAAACATTTGAAACAAATGCGGTATGCATGGAAATATACAATCTAGATCCTCTTTGAAAGAAGTCATATTATTAACTTCCCACTCTAACTTAATTTTACTTAGGTCGTTCTTGAACACCTGAGTTAGAGATTGTTTCCTACGATTCCATTCTTTATAGTTTTGATCCGCTTCAGCAGTACCATAAACAATATCTGTTTTACCCCATGCGCCATAAGCAAAGTTTGCAATTAAATACTGAGCCATCTCTAGTCTTGTTTCGAACTTATCGGCAAACTTCTCATATAAAATGTTTTGATTTCTCTCATCGAATTTAGTTTTTGATACACGAACTTTCGAATTAAACTTAGTAACGTCATATGTGTCAGACATAAAATGTAACTTAGCTGCAAGATACATCTTGTATGCGTTTATTGCTTTGTCATTAGACATCAATTTCGATGGTTGCTGGCTTTGGGAAATAGTTGAGTTCTGTAGCATTTACTTTAATCTTATCCTTGAGTGATTTGTTAATCAGCTTCTTAACATCTTCTGGTTCTAAAAAATTATCCTTACAATATTCAAGAACAGCATCCATGTGAGAAATCTTTTTCTCTTTGACGATCTGCTCTATATGTAGGGAAAATTGTCTCGGGTTGCTAAACATGTTTATTAAGGTAATATTTTGACTGGATAACAAATCTTTCAATAGCATCATATTCTTTCAATTTTAGGCGATAGGTTTTCCAAGCAGGACTGTCGAAGTTTTCTGATTGGTTCATTTCATCTTCGTTCTCATCAAGAAAGATAGAAAAGTATTTATCTAACTTCATTTTCTCAACTACAAATGTTTGATGAATTTCTGTTAGTGTTGCTGTTGGTTCTGCTGCGTTGACATAAGCAGCGAACTCCTTCATGGCATATTCTAATGTCATTCTGACATTACCTTTCCATTCAAATTCTCTCGAAGGAACTTGACCACCTGACTATATTTTGTAAAAACAAAACTTTCGTCAGTGAACTCACCATCGACATCGTGTTCGAAACGAACAACAAAGCCATTACTTACTTGTTTGATTGATATTTCTTTCATGCTTTTCTCCTAGTGGATTTCAATATTATAAGACGCAACTCGTGATGCGATGTCATTGCTCATAGTCAAATCAATCGTCAAGGGAACTACTGCGTTTGTTTTGATAACTGATGTGTTTGTTTTGAAGTAGTAACTCGAATTAAACAAAATCCAATTATCTTTAGTTGTTGACCCAGCACTAAAATACTCAGTCATCTTCAACTCATTTAAATTCTTTTTTGCTTTACCGATTACCTTACCATCAGAATCTTTAAGTAAAATATGCGCTGTGGCAATATTAAACTTTGGGAAATGTTGTAACTCGTACCCCAAGTTATGACATCGTTCTTGATTAAGCGATCCCCCATCCGTGAAACAATACGCTTGTCCAGGATTGACTTCTGTCATTGGGGGATGATATATTCCACTCAATACCATAAAGACAGGGTGGGTGTATGTGACTGGAGAATATAGGTTACTGTTGATAGTTTTCTTAGCGACATTCATGTTA